TCGACTTCTTTTTCTGGCATAGATTTACCAAATTCTACGATGTAAGAATCCTCAGTCTCCCTGATATTTTGTATGTGCCTTTCTTCGTTTTTGCTCATATTACTAGCCATTCTATCACTATCTTCCTTTTTAAGTCTATCTACTATTGCTTTTGACCATGTAAAACCTGCATCACCACCCCATAAAGCCCATGCTATGCGCCCATTAGACGGAAAACCTTTCTCATCTGGGGTAAAACCTTGTCCTTTTTTATCTACTTCATGCCGAGAAAAGAAGGAATACATCCTTTTGACAGTAGATTCAGAGAGGTTTTTACCACTAACAATGTCTCTAGCTCTAGCTATACCGACTGCTGTGCCACCCCTGCCATGCTCTCTGCGCCAGTCTAAGCCCTTCTGTGCCTCTGACTTCATACCTTTAGTAGGTGTATAACTAGCCATTTTTCTTCTTTTTGCCGAATATTTGCTGCCAATTTTTATCAAATTGTTCTTGTTTGACCTTTTTAGGTCGTCTTTTACTCCCCTTGCTCATCTTCGTCACCATCGTCTTGTATTTCAGCATCTATTGGCATCTTAACAGCGCCAAATGGTTGATAAGCAGTCTTGACATCGTAAAGTTTGGCTATTTCTTCTTCTCTACTATGTTGTTCAAACAACTCTTCAACATCACGACCATAATTAGCTTGGACATCTTGCATAGTGACCACACCTGCATTTAAACCATCAATATTAGCTTTAACTTCTTTCACAGGGTCAATCCAACCCCAGCTTCTTGGTACGAAGATAGCATTGTCAGCAAACTTGTTGTATTTATCAGGTGGTAGCATGAAATCACTCTTAAATGACATAGTTTGTAGTAACCATTTGTCAAAAACAGGCTGGATAAAGTGATCTATCATAAATCTTTGCAAGATTCGGTAGTTATCTCTCTCTTCCAATGTGCCTTGTCTAATAGATGAGTAGTTAACACCCTCTAAATTGTTAGCTAGTGAGACATAAGATATGCCTAAACCAGAAGCAATACCTCTCAAAATAGACTTGTGGAAGCCATCAAAACCTGATGATGGGTGTTGTGGGTCAAAGGTTTTGAAGTCCATACCATCTGGTAACTGCTCAAATGTACCTGCTTCAGCGTTCATAACAGGTGTGTAATCGTCATCTGTATCTTCACCTGTATAACCATCACCTGCTGGTGAGGTAAAAAAGCCCATTTTACTAGCGCCCACTCTAGCTGCTACTAGCTCTGCTTCTTCATAACCATCTAACATCTTCATTCTTGACAATGCAGTAGTCATAAATGGCAGACCTCTAGTTTGTTCAGGTCTGTCTGCTTGGAAAGCATGAATAATGTCTTGAGCAGGTACTTCAATATGCGATCTATCGTAATTACCAAAACCCTTATTGTGTGGGTGTTCTTTAAACAAGTAATAAGTAATAGGTTTGCCGTATTTGTCTAGCTTGACACCCATTATGATTTCTTGTCCGTTGTTTAAGGTTTTGTTCTCTTCTTCGTCTAAGTAATCGGCATCAAGGAACTGTATTTTGTATGGATCGAGTGGATTGTTAGTAGTAATGTGTCTAATTAAGACCTCGCCATCCCTTGCTAATGTTTCAATAAATAGTTTTTGCGCATCCACAAAAGACATCTTGCCGTCTATCGTGCAATTACCTATTCTGCACCACTTCTTCCATTCGTTTTCTAAGACTTGATTGCCAATAGTATCTAGGTTGCCGTCATCGTTTCTAGCTTTTGATTGCATCCTTATGCCATTCTGACCAACCACATTTGTAACTAAAAGCTGAAGATACCTCTTAGCATAGTCATTGTTTCTTGCTTGTTCACGACATCGATCTCTAATTTTTCTAAGATTGAACTTAATATTGCTGTCTGCATTACTAGAGCCACCGATCCAGTCAGCAAAAAGATTGTTAGATTGTGCTGCTTTATAGTGTCGTTGTTTCTTGTTGGTTTTCTTGCGTTGTTTGAATAGATTATCCCAAATTGCCATGTTTAAAATCTCGCTTTAATTGTGTTGCCAGTATCTTGTTTGTTTTTAATTCGAGCTAGTTTAATTTCTTTTAGATATTCTGCTCTGTATCTATTTCTGAAAGTCATCAAGTCATCTATCGACATTCTTGATAAACTACGACCTGCTATCGAGTAAGACATCTGATCTTGTGAAGCCCTGTTTTCTAAAACAGCTTGAATATTGTCTAAGCATATTTTTGCATGACTTCTGAGATCGGCTGTTGTGTTTTGTAAATTGGGCAGTATTTCAGTACGACCTTGATCCACAACTACACGTTGACTATCGGATGATCTTATAATAAAAGCTGCCCACTGATAATCACCTGCTACAAGATTAGCTGTTACAGCACTTGCTATCTCTACTAAATATGTAGAATCTGCTTCTGTCGCTGCAATAGTGAAGGCATTAGCGTTGCCTGTGCTATCTTCTGTGAATCTATATTCAAGCGCATAGTCAGCTAATGGGTAGTCAGAAACCAAATCATCCCTGCGCCAGAGCCAACGATCCCCAACGACTAATGTGTCTGGTTCTTGATTTGGATAGTTGTCTCTATCAAATAAATTAGCCATGTGAAATACTTTAACCTAAATTATAGCTATTCTTTCCATGAATTAGCAAAGTTTGATGGCTTTCTTCTATATAATCTTCTTCTTTCTTGAATAATAGATGGTTTGTCATGCACATTAGGCTGTAATTGATCTTTTTGCTCACGATTTGCTAACTTTTCAAAGCTAGGTTGTAAGATATTAACGGCTGCTAGAGCATAACAAAATGTATCCAGCGCCTCGTTACGCTTCCTTGTTTGCTTCCAAACCAGTGTGGTCTTACCTTTGTATGTCTTTGGTACTCTTCTTTCAGCCGTTAATTGTCTAAAATATTCTTCATCTACAGTGTTAGGGAAGTGTATTAGATTAGTTTTCTTGTCTGTCAGTCTGGCATGAATAAACTCTTTAGCTGTATCACCACCAACAGTGAACAGCGCTGTCTTTCTTCTGCCCACAAACTGAGGTTTTGAGACTATTGGTTTACCTGCTACCGATGCACCCTTGATAGCAAAGATTCTTCTTGAGTTTTTGCCTCTAGTGTAGCCATAAACCTGATCTGTCATGTGTCCACTATCGACACAAGTAGCAGCTATACTTAATCTTCTACCATCTTCCGTTTGGTATGAGTTGCGTAAGAACTCATCTAGCTCTTGCCAGACTTCTTGAGTAGCAGGATTACCCCAAATGATTTTGTACTCTGTCACCCATGCCTCTAAGTTATCAGCCCAACCTATAACTTGTACTTCTAGTCTGTCAGCCTGAACATCAACACCTGATGTTAGTGTTAAGACTTCTTGTGGTATTGCTTCGTGGTTGTATTGTTCGCACTTGTCTTGCAGGGCATCTGAATCTATTTCTTCGCCCTGATCCATATTCCATGTCTCGCCTAGTGTGGTATTGATAAATGTTTGTAACAGTTCAGGTGATTTTTTAGCTTCGAGAAAATCCTCGACTAACTCAACCCATGTTCTAAAGGGTGAATACAATTCTGAGATATGAAAGCCAACTCTTTTTGATTCTGCTTGAGCTTCCCATTCACCATTTTGTAGCATCCATTGTTTTTTACTTTCAGGTATTATTGCAGCACAATGCTTACATGATAGCGAAGCTGATTCAGGTTTATTTTCGAGCCATGTTATTTGTTGCCATTTTAATTCTTGTTTCTGCATACAGTGTGGACATGGTACTTTAAACACTCGTTTATCTGATTCTTCGTATGCCTTTTCTATTCTTGACAGCCCTTTTATTGTGGGTGTACTTGTCAGGATAATCTTGCGATTCCAAAATGTTGTAGTTCTTTTTCTACCCAATGATATTGGATCACCTTCTGTACCTGCTGATGCTGGGTATCTATCAACCTCATCACACAATAATATTCTTATAGGTCGTGAAGCTAGACCTGAAGCTGAGTTAGCACCAACCAATGATATTGAGCCACCACTAAACTTCTTGTGCATAGTGGTGTTTTCTGCATCCCTAGTCCTTGCATCTTTTACTTTGTTTTTTAAGTTAGGTGTATCTCTCAGCATAGGCGCTAGTCTGTCTTTACTAAAGGCTTGTGCCATAGACAGTGAGGGTTGTATGCAAAGGATGGTCGATGGTTCTTGGTCAATGTAATAGCCGATTGTATTAAGTAGTATTTCTGTAGCGCCCACTTGTGCTGATTTGATAAAGACAACTTCCTCTACACTTGGGTCATTAATAACTTGCATGATTTCTCTTTGAAAAGGCACACGATCTGTGCGCCATTGTCCAGCTTCGGCTGATGATTCCGATGATAGTTTTCTATGACTATCAGCCCACTCATCTACTTGTAAATCAGGTGGACTTTGCCAAAGGTTACTCAGTTCTTTCCAGACTGGCTTGAGCTGTTGCATCTTCTGATAACTCCTCTAAACATTCATATACTGCTTCTTTGATTATTGCTTCGGCTTCGGCATAAGTTTCAGCAGCTTGGGTTAGGTGTCCTAATTTTGATGGCAAAGCTAACAGCTTACTTCTGACATTAGATACATAGTCAGACCATATTGTTTTTATGACATCTGATGATATAAGATCGCCTTCTTTTTCTTGTAGTTCTAGCTCGGCTCTGTCAGCTTGGGCTTTAGTTAGTCTGGTTCTCTCCTCGTTAAGATCACCACTATTGGTGTTTTTACCTCTAGCTAACCCTCTTAAATATCTGATGTAACGCACTCGACAATCATCTACATCTTGTCCGCCTGACTTGCCTGATTTCATTAGGACATTGTCGTTGAATAGGTCGTGAATCCTTACTGATGTGAGGTCTAGGTGTTCTGCTACTTCTTTTATTGTTGCCATGTTATTTCATCAAATATAAACCACACTTATAGTTCGAGACGCTAGAAAAGATGTGGATCCACTT